ATGTTCTGTCAGAAGGCACTGTTAGAGAAGATGCATCTCTGACATCTCCATTGATGTTAATGTATGTTGTCATTGCACAATTCTCCATGCATTTCTAAAACTACGATCACTAGGGATCATTTCAACAGGCACAATCTTTAAGATTGTTCTGTTACCTTTATAGTCTCGCCACACTGACGGGTCTATATCCTTTTGAACTAAGTATTCTATTGCCTCTTCCTCTGTCATAGCACCGATAGGTTCAGCGTATGGATGCTCCTTTGGCTGTCCATCAGGCACACTTCTGTCACGCTGGTAAGTCTCTATAGGTGGAAGTATGTCACCCTCTAACGCACAAGCCATCCAGTTAGGATCTGGCACTAATACCTTGGCTGGTTCGTCAGGTGTGTCTGGGTCTTCGAACAGCACACGATACTTAGACTGCACTGGGTCTAGCCTTGTCTTAGCTTCTGCTAACCTATCCCATAGATGTCCGTGGGTCATGCTAGGTCTCCGTGAACAGTTAAACTACAAATACCGCCATCATTTAAATTGCCATTGTGAGTTCTTATTCTTGCATTAAAATCGGTTGTAGCTATAGCAGTAAGCGCCCAAAACCCATCATCATTTGTTGTGTTTCCAACAGTGCCACTAACTGAATAATCATCGTTATTCATAGATGAAGTAAATGTTGCATCATTTGTAAGACCAGTACCACCATCAGTAATGCTCGAAAAGTTCATACTATCTTGAATAGAGTGTGAGTTATTGTGTTGTAACCAAGCTTTTGCAGACCCATTGGTAACAAATGTAGTCGCTACAGTTGTTGTGCCATCGTTTAGGTTGGATACTTCTAGTGTACTCATGCTAAGTCTCCGTGAAATATAACTTGATTGATGGCATCTGAAAATCCAGTTCCTTCTTCTCTGTTTTGCATACGAGAAGTACTACTTGTGGCAGCACTAGTACTCCAACTCATGTAGTCATCACTACTTGAAGCAATTCCAGCTTTTACATAATGCTCATCTGAAAAAGCATTGGTGAAATTAAAGTCCGCTTTACCAGTAGCTGCATCAGTATAGCTACTTATGTTTTGTGAATAACCACGCGCAGCATTAGTGGTCTGATCAAAATTTCCATATGCACCAGCAACTCCAGATGTATCACGACTAGCTGTTTGACCTGTGGCTTTGATGTTTGTGACCGTTATCGTACTCATGCTAGGTCTCCGTGTACTGACATTCCAGAAGGTTGGTCTTGAAAACCAAACTGACCACTACCGTTTGTAGTGCCTGAATCTATGTTTATTGTGCTAGCAGTTTTTGAAGCGGCTGGTGACATTCTTACACCGTGACCAGAACTCCCATGTGCATACACTACTGTTGAATTAACAGCAAAGTTTACGCTACCCATTGCGGAAGTTAAGTTAACACTTCTATCTCCTGTTCCATCATCACCTAAACTACTAACATTGAAACTATCACTTAGTGAACCAGCAGAAGCAATATCTGCCCAAGCTTTTGCAGCACTCTGCTTCGTCAGCGTAACAGGGCCAGTGCCAGCCGTATCACTTACCGTTGTAACTCGTATCTCAGACAATGGACAAGTTCCCCCCTGTTGTGATGGTGATCGTTTTACCACTCGCTACCGCAAGTGGTCCGGTGCAGGAGGCATTCTCTGTTGCGTCTATTGTAACGTCACTATTCAGAGTCTGCTCGTTAATTCTAAAAATATCACCGCCAGCGTTGGTTTGACCAATCTCGCCGCGCTCACCCTTAAACAAACCACCAACGGTATTTGCCGCTGGATTAATCGTTGCTGCAGGTGGACCTAGATGCACAACGTAGATGTTGCTCGTTCCTGTGGGCGGTGCCGAAGTAAAAGAAAGCGTAGTGCCTACACAGGTGTACGCGACTCCGGGATCTTGAACAACGTTTTCCACAACCACACGAAGAGCGTTGTTGTTACCTGCTTTAGACAATGTAAAATCAGTAGTAGAAGCGTCACCACTAAAAGTATCTTTCGTGGTGCTTGTGTATGCTACGGCTGGTTCGTTACCTAAATATGGCATCTATAGCTCCTACGTTGATGTGTCTATCTCAAGAATATCCAAAATCGCATCAATTGACGATGCTGTATCAGACGTAACTTTAATCTGATCGTTATGCTCCATAACGACTTTCATGTCCCCACCAATCGGGATCAACGCACCACCGCTTGGTATCGGTGCATCTTTAATAATATGAACTGTATCACCTGCCTGTGTGTTTAGCGTAACGGTAGCATTTACCTGAGAAGCTGCTACGTTAGCCAAAGAAAGACCTATCGCTGTGGTCTGTACATCTAGCAAAACCTGATAACCACCAACCGCCGTAGCTGTAGTGCCTATGTTTGTTGAGAACTTTCGTTTGAAGGTATTTGTTGCCATCTAACTATCCTAACGCAATTGATAATGCGACAGCAGTACCCGCCGCGTCTACATTTAAACCAGTCTGAGCTTTGCCCTGTGCAGTAGCATCTGCCATGCTCAAGTCTGTCAATCCTGTTGCTACACCACCTGTAATCTCAGGATTTGACATCGCTAGAGTGTCACTCAAGCTTATCATATTTGCCCCTGATCCGCCACCGTCACCGTATACAATACTTACTTTTCCTGTTCCTGGCACTGTAACGTTGGTTCCGCTACCCTGTGTAACAATAACATTTCTATCTGAAGTCAACGAATTTTTGAAGATAAAAAACGCTTGAGTTGTGTTTGGTGCTATTGTTACGGTAACATCTGCCCCCAAATCAGATCCTGCATCTTTAAACTCAATAACACGATACATACCGTCTGATGCGTTGCTCGATCCAGAAGATGGAGAGCTTGGACGCACTGTTAAAGTATGTGTTGTACCTGATACAGTTACGCTTTTGTATCCAGCTAAACGATCAAAAATATCAAAATTATGGTTTGTGGTAGTACCCCATGTACCAGATTGCTCACCAGTACCCGGCTTTTCAATCGCAAAGTTTGTTGTAAACGTACTAGCCATATATTTCTCCTATGCTACGTCTTTCCATGCAGCTTCTTGTAAACGATCACCGGGAACAAATCCTCTAGGCGCTCCTTCAGCCTCTTTATACGAAGGACTCGACAACGGATCTCCGGGCTGCGTACCGGGTACAGGTGGTTGAAAATTCGGAACTTGATCTGGAACAACTTGACCATATACCCTAACATTTCCTATACTTCCTGTTACTTCTTCGCCAGTTACGATAGCATCTGCGTTTGCTTGTATGGTTACATTACCAACATTTGTGCCACTTGCCAATCCCGTTGTTACAAACTCTACAGAAATACCCGCAATAACGGTTCCCACCACCCCTGACATTTGATCAAAAGGTGTTCTAACGTCAACATTCGCAGCCGCATCAACTGTAGCTGTGCCTACCGCGCCAGTGCTTGTTTCGCCTGTCGTGACAACGTTACCAGCAGCGTCTATCGTGACACTACCAACGCCGCCTGTTGCAGCGATACCTGTCTCTGGGACGTTGGCTGTACCTGTAACCGTTACAGAATCTAGCCCACCTGTAGCAGCGGAGCCTGTAGCTCCAACGTCTGCATTCGCGGCAACTGTTACGCTACCAACAGAAGCTGTGGAAGATAAACCTGTTTCTGGAACAATTGCATCACCGCTAATTGTCGGTGATCCTACGGCTCCCGTGCCCGCAGACCCAGAAGCCGCAATGTTAGCTGTGCCTGTAACAACAACAGAACCCACAGAGCCTGTGCTTGTAGATCCTGTAACCCCTACATCAGCAGCAGCCGCAACGACAACAGAGCCAACGCCACCTGTAGCCGCCAGCCCTGTCTCTGGAACACTAGCCTCTGCGACAACAGAAACAGATCCAACCGCACCTGTCCCTGCCACTCCCGTAACAACAACTGGAATGGATTCGCCCCAAGCACCTTGGGACCATGTACCTCTAGCCCATCCCGCAATTATTGCCATCGGATTTTACCGTTTAGGCAATACGAATAATAGCGTTACTCGCGTCCGCTGTTGGAAACTGAATAGTAAAGTCACCAGCAGTCGATGTCTTGTCACCACCAAACGCTAACACAATTACAGAATCTGTTGTACCTGAACCACCGCCAGTTGTGGTGTTATATATTAGGGCACCGTTTGCTGTAATTGTTGCAGTTGAAAATGTTGAATCAGCAAAATCAGTAAAAGCTGTTGTGCCACTAGTACTAGGATCTACTCTTGTTAAGGTGTTTCCACCCGCAGAATAACCCGTACCACTTACCTCGTTTGAGGTAGAATAACCAGTTGTGGCAGCACCTAATGATGCGTCTGAGGTAAAAAGAGCAATCTTAAATGTATGCCCTCCTGAGTTTTTAAAGTTGTGTCCTGCTTCAAGAAGTTCTTGCTTGAAAGAAGTACACATTGCTTGAGTGATCGCCATGTCATAATCTCCTTATTGCGTCAGCCAGTTTTGGATGCCCTGCATCTATAAGGGCATTATACACGGTTGTGCGGTCACTGCGAATAGCCTCGCGCATATAAAATGCAACCACCTTTTCCATGTGTTTTTGGAACGCTTTAGCTTGATCCCTAATAGCAGGGTGTGCATCATCAGACACACTAATAAGCTTTTCTACACAGCGTTCTGCAACCTCATCGGGAGTAAATCCTCGATTCTGTGTTGTTTGTACATTAACGATTGGATCGCTAGGTATATCGAAATTTAATTTAAACATTATTGTTTATTCCTCACAATTTTACCAACGCGATAATCTTGCGTAGTTTCTTTTGCCTCTCCCAACATTTTAAGACCTTGTAACGACTCTGAAAACCTTTTGTCATACATCGCCATCATGTCTTGCTCACCTTTCATAAATATATACGCTTCTACCAAAGAGCCATATAATAAAGAAAGTTCTGCATTTTCACTTAACCAAGATGTACCCGTTCCTAAACCAGATGTAAGACTAGCAGGTCTATACATATATTGAACCTCAACGTCATAAGCAACATCAGGTGTTGGAGCTAAAATAAAGTTACCCACATCAAACTGAGCATAGTATCTTGGTTTACCTTGAACATTATAATCTGGATGAAAGGTTTCAATAAAAGATAAATCTTTAAATTCTAAATATTCTTTTGCGTCACTTCCTGCGGCACTATTATAAATACTTACAGAAAAAGGAGCCAAAAAATCACTAGGCGCACCCAGATATTGATTACCCGCACCCATAGCACCGACTTGATTTCTCATAAAAAGATTTAATTGAACGCTTTTAAGTATACGCTCTTCAGACGCTCTAATAAAAATAGGAAGATTATTTACAAAAGTCGTTTCCGAGTTTTCCGTATAATCTTGAATTGCTTGTTTTAAACCGTCATATGTAAAAGCCATTATACTACCACCGTAACTGTTCCTACAGATCCTGTAGCTACAAGATCGTTTTCGTCTATTATGCCTGAAATTTCTTTAAATCCAACAGGGTTAAAACCATACTGAAATTTTCTTTGAGCTTCTAAATTAGTTTCTGGTCTTGCATTTTTTATTGCTTCTGGGTCTGCAATTTTACCAAAAGGCTCTAACTGAGGGTGTTTTTCTTCGTATTCATCCTTACCAACTAACAGGCCATTCCACTCTTTGCGCATGTCTTTTAGACGGTATCTGAAGCCAGA